TAATGTCCATATTTCTTAATTAACCTTTCTAAGTACCATTTTGCCTTATGCAAATCTTCTAGTCCATTCTTAGATTTATGTCTTATCACATATTTGATTACATTTCCCTCAAAATAATTTAAGTCATATTCATCAATAAAATCTGATACTTCTATGCTTTTTCTGTAATAGGGTGGGTTTATTTTATCTGCCATTTTGCCTCCTAGTCTAAAACTTCATTTAAAATTCTGGTTATTATATTATCACCTTTATAACTTATCAATTCGCACATTTTATTTTCATAAACATAAAGAAGATGAACATTTAGACGTTTCTGTTCTTCTGATAATACTCTGCGGATAGTAGAACCTATTTTTGCACCACTCATTCTGATACTAGCGGTTTTTACATCTACTAAAAGAACTTCCCCTGTTTCTGGTTTGATGGCTACTAAGTCCACTGCGGATTGAACTGATTTTTTGGTATAAACAAAATATCCTGCTTTGGTTAAATAATATTCAGCAATAAGTTCGGATGCTACACCTTTTTGTTGTTTATCATCCATTCAAAAAACAAGATTAACCTTCTATAAATATTCTTCAGATGCATCAACACAAGCAAAGAAATATTTGCGAATATTGTTCTCATCTAAAATTAACTTTATTGAACTTCCTTGAGATTGGCAATCCTCTATGGATTTGTGTTTTTCGTTTACTGTTGCACATTCACCATTTAGGCAAAACCAACCTAAAAGGTAAATAACTTTTAACATTTAATTTTAGTCACCATTTAGATATTTTTCTATCCAAATAATTTTTTCTTTAATGACTGCAATATCTTGTTGCATTTGTGAAATTGAATCAGCTTTTTTTTCTACTGCTTCTAATCTATTTGACCACATTCCCCAAGTCATTGCTAAAGAAGCAATAATTGCTATGTAAGGCAAAATGGTTTTTAAATCGGTGTTCATTGTGTTTGGTTTTGTGTTATTCCATAACTATCTAACTTAACTTGTGCCTGTTTGTCAAATGTTTCTACAAGTTCTTTATCTTTAGCTAGTTTTTCTTGAAATTCTGCTAATTCTTTTTGATTTCTAATAACATCATCAAATGTCATAGTCATTATTTGTTTTCTTAATTCAGCATTTCTTTCATGTCCTTTTTCTAATCTATCTAATAAAAACTGATTATGGGTTCTTAATTCTCTAACTTCTTTTTTTATATCTTTTAACTGCTTTTCTAGTTCTTTTTGTGTTGCCATTATTGTACTCCTGCCAATGGGTTGTTCAGTGCCTTCCTTATCTTATCATCTATTTCTTTTTCTAAAATCTTAAAATCTTCTGAAATTTCTCTTTCATTAGCTTTAACTCTATCTTCAATATCATTAACTACCTTGTCTATGGCTCTTATATCAGCTTTCATGGTTTTTATATCATCTCGTAAATCATTCTTTAATGAAGTGGCAACATCATTAACTAGGCTTACTTCTTCTAATACCATTGAAACCTCTGATTTTAACACTGCTATTTGTTCATCAATATGGCTTAAATCTGGTGCAGTATATTCTTCTATTTTTGTTTTCATGTCTAAGTAGTCATCATAGAATTTGTAGCCTGTCCAACCACCGCCTATGATTGCACCAATAAGAGATAAGATGATAAAGAACTTCCCACCTTTAAATTTCATGCCTTGATATTCTACTTCCATTGTAAATCCACCAATTCATTGTGTCCTAAATCATTGTTCATAAACAGGTTGTACATGAGAATATTATTATCAACTATTTCACCATCTGGCAAAGTTCTATTATCAAAAAATCCTTGTATCTGTGGTAATTGTGGTTGTTCAAAGAAACTTTTACTATCTGCTAATACTTGCATGACAACTAAAGTCTTTGTTTGATTGTTGGCATCATATTTACCTTTATCACCCATTTTTTTGACTATCTTATTAGCTTTTTCTTGTTTACTTTCTTTTACATCTTCTTTGGGTTCTTCTTTTGTTTCTTCAACAGGTTCATCTACAGGTTCATCAACACTAGCGACTTCCACTTCTTCTACAGGTTCTTCTACAATTTCTTCAGCGATTTCTTCCATTTCAACTTCTATAATTTCTTCCATTGGTGCTTCTTCTATTTTTATTTCTTCAATAACAGGTGCATCCAATTCAGCTTCAATAGTTTCATAAGATATTTCCATAGGTTCTGGTTCTATGGGTTCAAACATAATAAAATCATCTTGTTTAGATACATCATTAAATTCAAAAACATCTTTAGCAACATCAATCATTTCTGGTTGGTCTAAATTCAAAGCAATGAAAGTTTCTAGCTTGGTTATCTCTTGGGTGACAATAGTTTCAATAACATTGTAAAGAACATTAATAGTGACATCATCAAATAGAACACCAACTGCTAAGTTAATATCTCTACCACCGACTTCTACTATGAGGTTTGTTATTTTTCCCGAAAAATCAAAATTACCAGAATATTGTTGATAGCCACTATTTATTCCAGAAGCAGATAAAACATCTGTGCCATTAAAGATTTCAGTCGTTCCATTTCTACCGATAACTTTCATATAGACACTATCTTGTGCATCTTGTTTATCTACTTTGATGGTGTATTGAGTAGTGCCACCATAATTAATATCTAATTTTGAAATATCTACTTGCTGATAAAAAGTAGTTAAATTTGGGTCAGTAATCTCAGCACATCTATCTGCACCTAATTCACCACAATATGTTCCTGTAGGCATGGATGCACTTCCCTGTCCACCCCAATCATAGTCCATATCACCTTCTTTAGATGTAGAAACAAATCCGTTAGTTCCGTCTAATAAATCACCACTATCTTGATTAGTGATTGTAGTTGTAGTTGTTGTGGTGGTTATAGTTTCAATAATAGTAATACCTGTATTATCACTATCTTCTTCAATGACTTTATCTTCAACAATCACATCTGTGACTGAGGGAGTACATAAACCTATTGTATCAGTGGAACAAATATTAGCTTTTAAAGAAAAAGGAATAATTAATATAGAAATTAATACAACCCAAATAAATATGTCCTCTTTTTTCATACATTAAAGAATAAGAAGCATACTAAGAGCAATAAGACCAAAATCTTTAATTGCATCCCAATCCCCTTCTTTTGTTGGTTCTTTAATTGGCTCTGGTTTAATTAAAGCTGTACTACCTTGAGGAACTTTATCTGGATTTTGTTCCCATAAATCAAGTGCATCTTCACCAATAGATGACATATATGGACAAGGTGTGCCACTCATAATCATAGCATCAAACACTCTTGCGTCTTGGCAAAGAATAGAAACACCTGCAACTTTCATTCCCATAGAATAAAGGCTTCTTGCTAATTTAATTCTTTCACAGTTCATATCAGTAATGGTGACACCTGTACTAAATCCAATCACATTAGATTGAATAGCACCAGATACACCAGATTTACAAATATCACTATTGACTATATTGATTGCAGGGGAGTTAGCAGTAGGGGGAGTATTATTAACTACAGTAGAACTAACAGTATTTGTTTCTGCATAAGATTTTTTACTAAATGCTAATCCTAAAACTAAGGTTATTAAGGCAAAAGAACATAGCCATAAAAACCAATCTTTTTTCATCTCGCTACCACAGGTACTCCAGATGAACTGACAAATGGCGACTCAGCAAATGCCATATAAATCCAATTGGCACCAGATTGATTACCAGTTGATGAATTTCTCCATTTAAAACCATTTGATAATAAATCTAAATTAACTACATCTGATTCTGCATTACTTAAATTTGCTATTAACATATCATTATCTACATTAAAACCATTTCTTTTGTTGTCGTGCATTACCCAATTACCAGTAGAATCATATCTTTTTGCTAAAACCCAAGCAGGTCTAAACCCTGTATAAACGAATGTTCCGTCTGTACTTCCGTTTCCTGTATAGCTACCGAATTTGGAGTATCCTTCTATTTCTGCGAAACAGTAGGCGATTGTTGCTTGACCACTTAAATTATTATTATATCCACCACCAATAACACCAAACACTGTTGAATTAGGCGTAGATGTTCCCCAATAGTTTGTAATTGTACTAGTAGATGCAGTTTGTTCAAGTTGCATTGTTTTATCTTTACCTAAATCTTTGTGATAAATTTGCCAAGAACTTGCACTATCTCTTGATTTAGTAATGACCATAGCAACAGTGCTACCTAATCCGTGTCCAACTGTACCTGCACTTCCTGTTCCTGTATAAGTCACAATACTAAATCCTGCAGTCGTGTTGGCTTGAACTGTTGAGGTAATACTTCCGTCAGTGTTAGATGAGGTAGTACCACCATTGGCTTTCCAGTTCCAAGTCACATAATTACCACCAGAAATATTTGTTGATGAATCACTACCTGTTAATGTAAAACCATCACTATCAAAACTTTGCCACCTTGTACCTTGAAAATCTGTTTCAGCACTAGTTGAACTACTAAATAAAACCTGTCCACTTCCTCTTGTCGTATCTAATAAAAAATGAGCATTAGCATAGTTTCTCGCTTTTAACCAAGTAAAGTCTGGAGCAAATCCAACACCTGTTATTGGATTAGTTGTACTATTACCACTATATAGTTTGGTATTAAAATATTGACTACCATCATCAATCGTAGGGGATAAGGCAGTTGCTAGGTTTTGAGTACATAGTGCAAGATAGCCAGAGGGTGGTG